ATGGCCGAGCTTCTTTCCGGCCCCGCCGCCGAGCCGCTGACGCGCGCCGAGGCGAAGGCCTTTCTGCGCGTCGAGACCGATGCGGAGGACGCCCTCATCGATGCCCTCATCGCCGCCGCCCGCCGCTTCGTGGAGGCGGAGACGGGGCGCATCCTGATGGAGCAGACCTGGCGTTTCTCGCTGGATCGCTGGCCGCTGCGCGGCGTCATCCCGGCGCCGGTCGCTCCGGTGCGGGCCATCCTCGAAGCCACCGTCGCGGCGGCGGACGGCACGCCGGTGGCGCTGCCGGAGGACGCCCTCGCGCTGGTGGGCGACCGCGCGCCGGCGCTCATCCGGGTGGCGCCCGCACGGGTGTCCGCGCCGCTCTTCTCCCATGGCGGCATCGTCATCACGCTCCTCGCCGGCTATGGCGCGGACGCGGGGGACGTGCCGGCGGATCTCGTGCAGGCGGTGCGGCTCATGCTCGCCCATCTCTACGAGCATCGCGACGGGCCGGGCGACGCCACCCAGCTTCCCGCCGCCGCCCGCGCGCTGACCGCGCCCTATCGGGTGGTGCGGCTGTGAGCGGCATCGGCGCCCTGCGCCATCGCCTCACCCACCAGACGCCGCTGGAGGTGCCGGATGGCGCCGGCGGCGTCGCGCGCAGCTTCATCTCCGTGGATGTCCTATGGGGCGCGGTGGAGGAGGTCTCCACCGCCTACGGCCTCGGCGAGGAGAGGCCCCGCGCCGCGCGCGTGCTGCGTGTCACCGTGCGCGCGCCCAACACCATCGCGGCAGGCGACCGGCTGATCCATGCCGGCCGCGTGCTGGCGGTGGAATCCATCGCCGATGCGGACGGGCGCGGCCGTTTCCATCGCATCCGCTGCAGCGAGGAGCAGACATGAGGACGGAACTCAGCGTCCGCGTCCGGGGCCTCGACGGCCTCGCCCGCCGCATCGCCGCCCGCCATTTCCCCGCTGCCGAAGCGGAGGTCGCGGCCCGCGCCGCCGCCGCCCTGGCGGGGGAGATCGGCGCCGAGGCCGGTGCCGTCGCCACGATCGCAGGCACGCCCGCGCGGCCTCTGGTGCAGGTCTCCGGCACGGCGTTCCTCGACCGCGTGCGCGGCGCCTTTGATCGGCCGGGCGATCCGGTGCTCGACCGCATCCGCCTTCTCTTCGCGCGACGGAGGCGCCCGTGAGCATCCCCCTCGACAGCCCCGCGCTGGCGCTGCGCGCCGCCATCCATGCCGCCCTGGTGGCGGATGCCGGGCTGGTGGCGCTCCTCGGCGCGCCGCGCGTGCATGACGTGCCGCCGGGCGATGCGGACTTTCCCTTCGTCACCCTCGGCGAGGCGGTGGTGGCGGACTGGTCCACCGCCACCGAGGCGGGCACCGAGCAGGCGCTGACGCTGCACGTCTTCTCCCGCTCCGGCGGACGGGCGGAAGCTTTCGCCATCGCCGCCCGCCTGCAGGAGGTGCTGCACGATGCGGCCCTCGCGCTTGAGGGCCACCGCCTCGCCAATCTGCGCGCCACCACCGCCGAGGTCCGCCGCGAGAGCGACGGGCGCACCTTCCACGCTCTGGTGCGGTTCCGCGCCGTCACCGAGCCCGTTTGACCGGAGAGAAACATGGCCGCGCAGAAGGGCAAGGACCTTCTCCTGAAGGTGCATGACGGCACCTCCTTCATCACCGTGGCGGGGCTGCGCACGCGCACCCTCGCCTTCAACGCGCAGAGCGTGGACGTGACCCATTCCGAGAGCGCCGGCCGCTGGCGCGAGCTGCTGGACGGGGCGGGCGTGAAGCGCGCCTCGGTCTCCGGCTCCGGCGTGTTCAAGGATGCGGCGTCCGATGCCCTCGTCCGCCAGCTCTTCTTCTCCGGCGCGCTGGCGAGCTGCCAGTTGCTGATCCCGGATTTCGGCACGCTCACCGGCCCGTTCCAGGTGACGGCGCTGGAGATCGCGGCCGAGCACGACCGCGAGATCACCTTCGACCTCACGCTGGAGAGCGCAGGCGAGATCGCCTTCGCGGCGCTGTGATGGGCGGCGGAATGCCCAACCGCCGGCGCGGCGAGATCGCGGCCGTGCTCGACGGCACGCCGCGCGTGCTCGTGCTCACCCTCGGAGCGCTGGCGGAGCTGGAAGCCGCGTTCGGTGCGGACGATCTCATGGCGCTCGCCGAGCGCTTCGGGCGCGGCCGCCTCTCGGCGCGGGATGCCGCGCGCATCATCGCCGCCGGGCTCAACGGCGCGGGCGCGTCGGTGAGCGTGGAGGAGGTGGAGCGCATGCGAGCGGATGGCGGTGCGGCGGGGTTCGCGCGCATCGTCGCGGACCTGCTCGCGGCCACCTTCGGCGGAGAGGAGACGATCCCGTCCCCTCCCGCGCCGCAGCCGGCCTGAGCGCGACGCCCGCGGCGCGCGCCTTAGCCGGGGACAGCGCGACGCCGGCGGCGCGCGCCTTTCCCTGGGCGCTCGCCATGGGTGCCGGCTTCGGCCTGCTGCGGCTTGCCCCCGACGCCTTCTGGCGGATGACGCCGCGCGAACTCGCGGCCGCCCTCTCCGCGCTCCTGCCCGCTGCGCCGGAGGCCATCGACCGCGCCGGCCTTGCCGCCCTCATGGCGCGGTTTCCCGATCGCACGAGAGGATGACGCCGTGACCGAGACCGTCGATATCGCCCTTCAGGTGGACACCCGCAGCGCCATGGCGGCGCTGGGCGCGGCAGAAGTCTCCGCGCGCGGCTTTTCTTCCGCGCTGGCTTCCGCTTTCACTGGGCTTGCTGTGCAGGGCAAGGATCTCGGCACGGTGCTGGAGCAGCTCGCGACCCGCCTCGCCAACCTCGCCCTCACCGCCGCTTTGAAGCCGCTCGAAAGCTCGCTCACGTCCCTTCTCTCCGGTGCCGGCAGCGGCCTCGGCTTCGCCAAGGGCGGGGTGATCGGGGACGGGCAGGTGAAGCCGTTCGCGCGCGGCGGCGTTGTGGCGGCGCCCACCTATTTTCCCCTCGGCGCGTCCCTCGGCCTGATGGGCGAGAAGGGGGCGGAAGCCATCCTGCCGCTCGCGCGCGGGGCCGACGGGCGGCTCGGCGTGCGCACGTCCGAAGGGGCGGGCGGCGGGGCGGTGACGGTGAACATTTCGACGCCCGACATCTCGGGCTTCCGCCGTTCGGATGCCTATGTCTCGGGCCTGGTGGCGCGGGCGGTGGCGCGCGGGCAGCGCAGCGGCTGAGCCCTCAGCGCGAGGACTTCCACGGGTCCGGCGCGGGGGCGGCGGTCGAGGGCTGCGAGGACGAGATCGTGTTGTTGAACTGGTTCGGCGCGTTGCTCGGACCGCTGCCGCTATAGGCATCGGTGCGCACGACCGCGCCGGTCTTCACGCAGGAATCCGAGCCGGGCACCCGCTGGAAGCCCGGGCCGTAGCTGGCGCAGAAGCTGTCGCTCTTGCTGGTAGAACTGCCGCTGGCACTCCCGCTCTTGCCGCTGGACTGCGCGAGGGCCGGGCCTGCGGCAGCCATCAGCAAAGCCGCGCCGAAGGCCAGCGTGCCGGGTATCCGTCCGCGGGTTCCCCGCGCCGGGCCGATGGCGGCGGGGCGGTGTCCGGACGAAATGGGGCTTGAGGCGCGAGTGGGCATGGCAGCAGAGAACGGTCCGGACAGGCTCGCCCGATGCGAGCCCGCCGACCATAGCGTTGCCGCGCGTGCCGGGAAATCCCCTGACGGATCGGCACCTTGAACGCCAAGGCGGAATATCTCGAGTGACCTGAGGTCAAACGATGTCCGGCGGCCGCGCCGGAAGGTCTTTCGTGGCGACGTGTCGCCGGAAGGCGCGACCTGGCCGAGCGGACCGGCCGAGTGGACTGGCCGAGCGGACCTCGCACCTCTTGTTTGCGCCGGCAGACATCCGGCGTGCGGAGTGGGAGCCGGGTGTGGTCGTCCCGTTCGCGGCATTCCGGCCTTGCCCCTCTGGCCGATGTCCGAACGGATACGACATCACCCGATCCGGCGCCCGAAGAGGCGGGTGCCCGAACACGCAAAGGCCCAGGCCACGCGGTGCCCGGGCGCATACGGATGCCACATGAGGCCCCGGATGAACCGCCGGGCCCCGATCCTGTCTGCCGCCCATGGGCGGCATCGTCTCTTTGTCGCCCGCCCATGGGCGGGCATCGTCATGCAGCCACCTCGGTGGCGCTCCGATGGCGGTGGCGCGGGCCCTGAGCCGCACGCCGCCATCGGGGAGCGAAGATCACTTCTTCGCGGGAGCCTTCGGGGCAGCGGCCTTCTTGGCGGCGGGCTTGGCAGCGGCCTTGGGCGCGGCAGGCTTGGCCTCGGGGGCCGGAGCGGGCGCAGCAGCCTTGGGAGCAGCGGCCTTCTTGGGGGCGGCAGCCTTCTTCTCGGCGGCGGGCTTGGCAGCGGCCTTGGGAGCGGCAGCCTTGGGAGCCGCAGCCTTGGCGGGCGCCTTCGCAGCCTTGGGAGCGGCAGCCTTCTTCTCGGGAGCCGGAGCCTCGGCGGGCTTGGCGGCGGCCTTCGCGGAAGCGGCCTTGGGGGCAGCAGCCTTCTTGGCAGGAGCCTTGGGGGCAGCGGCCTTGGCTTCAGCCTTCGGAGCCGCGGCCTTGGGGGCAGCAGCCTTCTTGGCGGGAGCCTTCGGGGCAGCAGCCTTGGCCTCGGCCTTCGGCGCAGCGGCCTTGGGCGCGGCGGCCTTCTTGGCGGGAGCCTTGGGAGCAGCGGCCTTGGGGGCAGCGGCCTTGGCTTCTGCCTTCGGCGCAGCAGCCTTGGGGGCGGCGGCCTTCGGCGCAGCGGTCTTCGCGGCGGCGGTCTTGGGTGCTGTGGTCTTGGCAGCGGCCTTGGGGGCAGCGGCCTTCTTCTCGGCAGGTTTCTCGGCGGCGGCGGCCGGCTTCTTCGCGGGCTTGGTAGCCATGCTTTCGCTCCATGCTCAACGGGGCACTGGAAAGTCAAGGCGTCACGTTCAACTATGTCAAGGCCATCTCTACTGTTTTCGGCCAAGAATTAGGGGATGGGGGCATCATATGGCCGCCTTTCATGAGATTTTGTTCCCTCTGGAGGTCGCTCTCGGCGCTTCCGGTGGTCCCGAGCGCGTCACAGAGGTCGTCACGACCGCCTCCGGACGCGAGGAGCGCAACACCCGACAGGCTGATTCGCGACGCCGATGGGATGCCGGATACGGGGTGAAGACCTTCGCCGCGCTGGCCGAAATCGTCGCCTTTTTCGAGGAGCGTCGCGGGCGTCTCCACGGCTTCCGCTGGCGCGATCGTCTCGATCATTCCTCGGCCGCTCCGCAGAGCGAGGTGAGCGCCCTCGACCAGCTGATCGGCGCGGGTGACGGAGCGCGCGCCACCTTCGCGCTGACGAAGCGCTACGGCGCCCTCCACGCGCCCTATCTGCGCGCCATCACCAAGCCCGTCGCGGGCAGCGTGAAGGTCGCGGTGAATGGCATCGAACACGTTGAGGGCGCACATTTTTCGCTCGATGCTACGCGCGGCGAAATCACCTTCGCGGCGGGTGCCATCCCGCCCCCCGCGGCGGTGGTCACGGCCGGCTTCCGCTTCGATGTTCCGGTGCGCTTCGACACCGATTTCCTGGAGGTCGATCTCTCCGCCTTCGCGGCCGGCGCGATCCCCCGCTTCCCAATCATCGAAATCCGCGTGTGAGGCCGAAAATGCGCACCCTTGATCCCGCGCTCGCCGACCATCTCGCGAGCGGCGTCACCACCCTGTGCCGCGCCTGGCGCGTGACCCGCCGCGACGGCACCGTGCTCGGCTTCACCGACCATGATCGCGACCTCGTGGTGGAGGGCGTGACCTTCATCGCCGCCTCCGGCGTCGCGGGCTCGGAGAGCAGCGAGGCCCAGGGGCTTTCGGTGACGGGCACCGAGCTTTCCGGCGCGCTCAGCGCGGATGCGCTCGATGCCGCCGACCTCGCCGCAGGCCTCTATGACGGGGCGGGCGTGGAACTCCTCCTCGTCAACTGGCAGGCCCCCGCGCAGCAGCACCTCCTGCGGCGGGGAACCATCGGCGAGGTGCGCTCAGAGGATGGCGTCTTCACCGCCGAGATCCGCGCCCTCGCCGACGCCTTCAACCAGACGCGCGGCCGCCTCTTCACCCCCACCTGCGATGCCGATCTCGGCGATGCCCGCTGCGGCGTGGATCTTTCCGCGCCGGCCCATTCCGCGCGCGTGGTGGTGAGCGCGCTGGAGGGCGCGCTGCGCCTGCGCGTCACCGGCCTCGACGGCTTTGCGGCGGGCGCTTTCGCGCGGGGGCGTGCGGTGTTTGCGGGCGGTGCCAATGCCGGCTTCGTCACCGAGGTGAAGGCGCATCTGGTGGATGCGGAAGGGGCGGTTCTGCGCCTGTGGCAGCGCCCGCCGTTCGAGGTCATGGAGGGCGACGAAATCGCCCTCACCGCCGGCTGCGACAAGCGCTTTGCGACCTGTCGCGATCGCTTCTCAAACGCATTCAATTTCCGCGGCTTCCCGCACATGCCGGGCAACGACGCGGTGATCTCCGTCGCCATCCCCGGCGAGGGCGGATACGATGGGAGTCTCCGGGAATGAGCGGGGCACCTGATCGCGCCGCCCTCCGCGCCGCTATCCTGGCCGAGGCCCGCGCCTGGATCGGCACGCCCTATCTCCACCGCGCCTCGCTCAAAGGCCATGGCGCGGACTGCCTCGGCCTCGTGCGCGGCGTCTGGCGGGCGGTGGTGGGCCCGGAGCCGGAGGCGCTTCCCGCCTACGCGCCGGATTGGGCCGAGGCCTCCCGCAGCGAGACGCTGGTCGACACCGCGCGGCGCCATCTCGTCGCGCTCCCGCTGGTCGAGGCGCAGCCCGGCGATGTGCTGCTGTTCCGCTTCCGCGAGCACCTTCCGGCGAAGCACGCGGCGCTGCTCTGCGACGGCGGGCGGATGATCCACGCCTATGACGGCGCGAGCGTGTGCGAGACTGCCCTCACGCCCTGGTGGCGGCGGCGGCTGGCCTATGCCTTCGCGTTTCCGGCGGCGGGGTAGGGGGCTCATCGAAACAGTTCCCCGGACAAGCGACACCGCAGGTGGAGCGCTGATCCGGGGTCCAGGGGAAAGGTCGGCGAAGCCGGCACCCGCCCGCAGAGCCTCGGAAAGAGCCGCCTTCGGCGACGTGTTGCGCTGGGCCACGGCTCTCCTTCCACTGCGCTTCGCTCCGTTCCAGTCGGCCGAGGCGCGAGAGCGAAGCGGGGCGCTTGCACCGTCCTACCCGCCGTCATGCCCCGGCGCGGACGGGGCATCCACTGAGCCGCTTGCGCGCTGCCTGAAAACCGGAACCCGACCGACCGTGGATCGCCCGGACACGCCGGGCGATGACGGCACCATGTCGGGGTAGGGCCTACCCTCTTCCCCCAATTCCCCCATCCCGGAGCCTCACCCATGGCGACGCTGCTTCTCGGCGCGGCCGGCGGCCTTATCGGCGGCGCGCTGTTCGGACCCATCGGCGCGGTGGCGGGGCGGGCGCTGGGCGCGCTCGGCGGCTCGGTCATCGATGGCGCGCTGCTCGGCGGCAACCGCTCGCGCCATGCGGAAGGCCCGCGCCTCACCGACCTCGACGTGATGGCCTCCACCGCCGGCGCGCCGCTGCCCCGCGTCTACGGCCGCGCGCGCCTCGCCGGGCAGGTGATCTGGGCCACCAAGCTGAAGGAGGTGAAGAAGGAGGAGACGCAGTCCGTCGGCGGCAAGGGCGGCAGCCTGTCCGCCAGCACGACGACCTACACCTATTACGCCAATTTCGCCGTGGCGCTGTGCGAAGGGCCGGTCTCGCGCATCGGCCGCATCTGGGCGGACGGCAAGCTGCTCGACACGCGGCGCCTCCACATCACGCCCCATCTCGGTGGCGCGGACGAGGCGCCGGATAGCTGGATCGAGGCGAAGCAGGGCGCGGCGGGCACGCCGGCCTATCGCGGCGTCGCCTACCTCACCTTCCGCAATCTCGAACTGACCGACTACGGCAATCGCCTGCCGCAGATCACCGTGGAGGTGGAGCGCGCCATCGGCGCGCTGGAGCAGCAGGTGAGGGCGGTGACGCTGATCCCCGGCGCCACCGAATTCGGCTACGACACGCGCAACATCCGCCAGGTCTATGGCGAGGCGAGCTACGGGCCGGAGAACCGGCACGTCACCAGCTTCTTCAGCGATTTCGAGGCCTCCCTCGACCAGCTCCTCGGCGCCTGCCCGAACCTTGAGCGGGTTTCGCTGGTGGTGTCCTGGTTCGGCGACGATCTGCGGGCGGGCGCGTGCGCCGTGCGGCCGAAGTGCGAGCGCGTGAACAAGGCGACCGCCCCCGCGCTGTGGAGCGTGGGCGGGCAGACGCGCCTCACCACGCCCGCCGTCTCCCAATACGAGGGCCGCGCGGCCTATGGCGGCACGCCCTCCGACGACAGCGTGGTGCGCGCCATCCAGCGCATGGCCGAAGCCGGGCTGAAGGTGACGCTCAATCCCTTCGTCATGATGGACATCCCGGCCGACAACACGCGCCCCGATCCCTGGACCGGCGCCGCCTCCCAGCCGCCCCACCCGTGGCGCGGGCGCATCACGTGCGATCCGGCGCCGGGGCGGGTAGAGACGGTGGACGGCACGGCGGCCTGCCGGGCGCAGGTCGCGGCGCTTTTCGGGACTGCGGCGGCGGGGGACTTCTCCCGCTTCGGCACGAGCGTGATCTATCACGGGCCGGAGGAATGGAGCCTGCGGCGCATGGTGCTGCACTACGCCCATCTCGCCGTCGCGGCGGGCGGGGTGGAGGCCATCCTCATCGGCTCGGAAATGGCCGCGCTCACCCGCCTGACCGACGACACCGGCGCCTTCCCCGCCGCCGAAGCCCTGGCCGCGCTTGCCGCCGACGTGAAGGCGGTGGTGGGGTCGGACACCCGCGTCTCCTACGCCGCCGACTGGACGGAATATGGCGCGCAGGTGCTCGCCTCCGGCGACGTGCGCTTTCCCCTCGATGCGGTGTGGGGCGCCGATGCGGTGGACTTCATCGGCATCGACTATTACCCCCCGCTCGCCGACTGGCGCGACGGTTCCGCCCATCTCGATGCGGCGCTGGCGCAGTCCATCCACGACCGCGCGTATCTCAAGGCCAACCTGCGCCGGGGCGAGGCCTTCGACTGGTTTTATGCGGACGACGACGCCCGCGCCTTGCAGGACCGCAGCGCGATCACCGATGGTGCCTTCGGTGAGCCGTGGGTGTATCGCCAGAAGGATCTCTGGTCCTGGTGGGCGAACGCCCATCACGAGCGCATCGCCGGCGTGCGCAGCGCGAGCCCCACTGCCTACGTTCCCGGCGCCAAGCCCATCCGCCTGATGGAGGCGGGGTGCCCGGCGGTGGACAAGGGCGCCAACCGCCCCAGCGCCTTCCCGGATGCGAAATCCGCCGAGAACCGCCTGCCGCCCTTCTCCTCCGGCGCGCGGGACGACCTCATCCAGCGCCGCGCGCTGGAGGCCATCCTCGCCACCTTCGGCACGGATGCGGACGCCGCCGACAACCCCGCCGCGACGCTCTATCCCGGCCGCATGGTGGAGCCGGACGCGCTCTTCCTGTGGAGCTGGGATGCGCGGCCCTATCCCCAGTTCCCCTACGCCACCGACGTGTGGGCGGACGGCGCCAACTGGGCCACCGGCCACTGGCTCACCGGCCGCCTCGGCGCGGCGCCGCTGGATGCGCTGGTGGCGACACTCGCCGCCGATTTCGGCATTGCGGACGTGGACAGCACGGGCCTCTCCGGCGCCGTCGAGGGCTATGTGGTGGAGCAGCCCATGACCGCCCGCGCGGCGCTGGAGCCGCTCGCCCGCGCCTTCGCCTTCGAGGCGGGGGAGGAGGCGGGCCGCATGGTGTTCCGCCCGCGCGGACAGGGGGCGGTGGCCGAGATCGCCACGGACGACCTGGTGCAGGCGGAGGGCGCGCCCCTCCTCGCCGTCACCCGCGCGCAGGAGACCGAGCTGCCGCTGGAGGTCACGGTGGGCTTCCTCGATGCCCTGCGCGACTATCGCCGCGCCACCGTCTCCTCCCGCCGCCTCGCGGGCCGAAGCCGGCACGCAACGCAGGCGGACCTCGCCGTGGTCGCCTCCGATGCGGTGATGGTGCGCGCCGCCGATATCTGGCTTCAGGACCTGTGGGCCGGGCGGGAGACGCTGACGTTCTCCCTGCCGCCCTCCTTGCTCGCGCTGGCGCCCGGCGACCTCGTGCGGCTGACCTTCGATGGCTGCACGCGGCTCGTGGAGATCGTCCGCGTGGAGGCGGCGGAGGCGCTGGCCGTCACCGCCCGCACCATCGAGCCGGAGGTGTTCGACGTGGCGCTGGCAGAGGAGGGGGCGGGCGCCATCGCGCTGCCCGGCGCCTCCGGCCCGCCCGCCGTGCGGGTGCTCGATCTCCCCGCGCTGTCGGAGGCGGAACCCGTGCCGCTGCAATGGCTTGCCGCCGCCGCGACGCCCTGGCCCGGCACGCTCGCCATCTGGCGCTCCACCGATGGCGCGAGCTTCGAGACGCTGGCGCCCGTCACCGCCTCCGCCACCTTCGGCACCCTCACCGCGCCGCTGGCGCCGGGGCCGCTCTGGCGGTTCGACCGGCACAATGGGATGGAGGTCAGCTTGCAGACTTCCCTCCTCGTCTCGGCCAGCGAGGCCGAGGTGCTGGCCGGCGCCAACCTCCTCGTGCTCCTCGCCGACGACCGCGCGCCGGAGATCGCTGCCTTCACCGAGGCGGAACTGGTGGATGCCGGCAGCTATCGCCTCACCGGCCTACTGCGGGGCCTCGCCGGAACGGAAGGCGCGGGGGCGGACGTCTGGCCGACGGGGACCCGCATCGTGCGGCTCGACGGCACGCTGGTGAGCGTGGCCAGCGGCGTCGCTGCGCTGGGGCGTTCCTTCATCTACCGCGTCGGCTCGGCGCGGGACGACCAGGGCGCGGAGGAGGTGACGGAAGTCGCCGCCACCGTCTCCGGCCGGGCGCTCGCCCCGCTTTCGCCGGTGCATGTGCGGGCGCGGCGGACGGGGGCGGGCGTCGCGCTCTCCTTCATCCGCCGCACCCGCATCGCGGGGGACGGATGGGAGGCGGTGGAGGTGCCTTTGGGCGAGGCGAGCGAGGCCTACCGGCTCGACATTCTCGACGGCGGGGCGGTGCGGCGCGCCTTCACCCTCACGTCCCCTGAAGCCCTCTATGCGGGGGCCGACGAGATCGCCGATTTCGGCGCCCCGCAGGCGGAACTCACCGTCCGCATCGCGCAGCTCTCGGCCAGCGTCGGCGCGGGTGCGGCGGTCACGGCCACCGTGCGGCCGTAGGGCCCTTCTCCTTCCATCGAGGTCCAGCCATGTCCGAGCAATCGGCGAACCTGGCGCTGCCGTATATCGCGGCGGCCCAGGCGCAGAAGCATGTCACCCACAACGAGGCCATCCGCCGCCTCGATGCCTTCGTGCAGCTGGTGCTGGAGAGCGCCACCGCGACCGCCCCGCCGGCGTCGCCCGCCGAGGGCGCGCGCTGGTTCGTGCCGTCCGGCGCCACCGGTGTCTTTGCGGGCCGGGCGGGGATGATCGCGGCCTATGAGGCGGGCGCATTCGACTTCCTGCCCGTGGCGGCGGGCTTCCTCGCCTTCATCCGCGACGAAGGCCGGCTCGCGGTGTTCGACGGCGGCGCGTGGGTCTCGCCTCTGGCGGCCAGCGCCCATCGCGGCGCCATCTCGGCCGAGGTGCGGGAGGCGGATGCGACCCTCTCCGGTGCCACTGTGGACACCGCGCTAGTGATCCCCGACCGGGCCATCGTGCTCGGCGTCTCCACCCGCACCCTCACCGCCGTCACCGGCGCCTCCGCCTACGACTGCGGCATCGCGGGGGAGCCCGCGAAGTTCGGCGGCAGCCTCGGCACCGCAGCGGGCGCCACGAACATGGGGGTCATCGGCCCCACCGCCTTCTACGCGCCCACCCCCGTCCGCCTCACCGCCAGCGGCGGTGCCTTCAGCGGTGGGACGGTGCGCCTCGGCCTTCACCTCGTCCTCCTTGCCATTCCCGGCGCCTGACGCGCGTCGCGCGGCCGCCTTTCGGAGACTTCCCATGGCCTATGATCCCGCCCGCGACCCCATGCGCGGGCTCGCCGCCTCGCTCTCCTCGCCGACGCGGCAGATGACCCGCGTCACTCCTTCCGACAGCGACGAACTCGCCGCCTACGCCAAGGCCGTGTGGGTGTTCGTGCCGGAGGATGTCGCCGGCGGCGTCGCCACCGTGCGCATCACCCCCGTGGGCGCCGACGATGCCACCCGCATCGACGTGCGCGCCCTGCCGGGCCTCCAGCCCCTGCCGCCCTGCCAGGTGCGCCGGGTGTGGGCCACCGGCACCAGCACGGGCATCGACATCTACGCCTTGATCGACCGCTGAGCGGAGCGGCGGCCATGCTGTCCCTCGCCCTCTCTGCGGCCGCCATCCTGCGCGGCCGGCGCGGGCTCCGTCCGCCCCGCGGCTTCATCTTCCTGGTGGATACGGACGGCACGCCGCTGACCGACGCGGACGGCGCGCGCCTCATCGAGCGCATCTGAGCGGCCCTCGCGGGCGCCGCTCCTGCCCGCGCCCCATCCCCATTCCCCATCCCCGGATCGCCCGTGCCGCTCACCCGGCGCGGGCGTGTTTTGCCCCTTACTTTGGGAGTCGTTCATGTCTTCTCGAAACTGGAACCAGAGCATCGCCGCCCTCAAGAACAAGCTTGAACGAGCGATCGTCGCCGGCCGGCCGCTGTGGACCCGGCCGTGGATCGGCCCGTCCGCTTGGACCACGGGGGAGGCGGTCAAGCAGGGCGACGTGCGCAAGAATTCCGCCACGCCGACCCAGTGGTATGTCGCCGCCGGCAGCGGCACCTGCGGCGCGACCGAGCCCACGCATGTCAATGGAGCCGCCGTCACGGATGGCGCGGTCCTGTGGACCCATCTCGGAGGTCCGGCGTGGGATCCGGCGGACGACGTGGCCAAGCCGACCCTGACGTTGACCGGCGCCACCAGTACCCCTGCGGGCCTGACGGCCCTCGACGTGTGGGCAAATCGTTCTCTGTTCACCTTCAACGGGTGCACACCTGTTCAATACGCGACGAACCGCGCCAATCTCCAGGTGTTCAACTATAATGCCGCCGCCTCGGTTACCCAGCGAGGGGGCTCTGTCAGCTTCTGGTCCGATGCCCCGAAAATCGGCTTTGAAGTGGCGTCGGGGACCGCAGGCACCTGCCTGTTCGTCGATGGGCGTCCGGTTACGACCGGCCCCATCTATCCCTTCGCGGGCTCCAACTTTTGGGCGACCGTCGATTGGGGTTCGCGCAAGCCGCGCCTGTGGGAAATCCATTATGGCAAGGACAACGCGGCCCTTTACCAGATCGCGGTGACCTCGGCCGACCAGATCTGGCCAGCGCCGGCGGCCGGCGCCCTGCGTGCCGGCTTCATCGGCGACAGCTACCTCGCCGGGTCCAGCTATGGCCCGTTCCTGCTCGGCAACACGCTGTCCGAGCATTTTGGCCGGCTCATCGGCATCGATGACATGTGGCGGATGGGCATCGGCGGCACCGGGCTTCTCAATCCCGGCACCGGCCCCTACTTCACCTATCGTGAGCGGGTGCCGCAGCTTCTGGCCCTCAATCCCAACGCCATCTTCGTCTACGGCTCGACGAACGACCTCAGCTACTCGCAGGCGGCCATCACGGCCGAGGCGTTGGCATTCCTGGACGCGATCCGTGCGGGCAGTTCCGCCCCGATCTTCTGGTTCGGGCCTGCTCCCATCGCGGGCAGCTACTCCAGCATCCAGACCGTGGACACGGCCGTCGCGGCTGCGGTCGCGGCGCGGCCGGGCAAGAACGTCATCTACAAGTCCATGCTCACCGCCGTGCCGCCGTGGCTGACGGGCTCGCACAACAACGCCAACTATAGCTGGTCGTCCGACATCAGCCAGTACATCGGCGGTGACAACGTCCATCCTGTCGACAAGGGAACCATGTACCTCGCCGGCCGCATGGCCGCTGCTTACGCCAACGAGATGCTGCCGCTCGTCGCCTGACCTGGGCCTGCCATGAGGCGGGGGCGCTCCGGCGCCCCCGCCTTTGGCCGTTCTTACGTGCCTTTTCAGGAGAGCCTTGCCATGGCTGCCGAAAGCTTCGCGCCGGCGCTTGCCGCTGTGCTCCGCCACGAGGGCGGATATTCCAACCATCCCGACGATCCCGGCGGCCCGACCATGAAGGGCATCATCCAGCGCGTCTACGACGCCTGGCGCCGCTCGAAGGGCCTTCCCGAGCGCCCGGTCCGCGAGATCGAGGACGCCGAGCTGAAGGAGATCTACCGCCGCCAGTATTGGGACGCGGTGCGCGCCGACGAACTGCCCGCCGGCATCGATTATGTGGTGTTCGACGGCGCGGTGAATTCGGGCCCCGCCCAGTCCGCCAAATGGCTCCAGCGCGCGCTCGGCCTCTCCGCCGATGGGCAGGTGGGGGAGGTGACGCTCAATGCCGCCCGCACCGCCGCCGAGCACGCACCGGCCCGCCTCGTGGACGACATCTGCGACCGCCGCCTCGCCATGCTGCAGGCCCTGCGCACCTGGCCGGTGTTCGGCAAGGGCTGGGGGCGGCGCGTCGCCGACGTGCGCAAGCTCGGGAAATCCTGGGCGACCGGCGGGCGGACTTCGTCCGTCGCGGTGCCGGCCAGGGACGGGGAGGGCGCCAAGGGCGCGCTCGCCAGCGCCAAGCCCGCGCCACGGCCCGAGGCGGGGGCGGGTGCGGTTGCCGGCGGCATCGTCGCTTCCACTGTTGCCGAGGCGGCGCGGCAGATCGAGCCTCACGCGGCGGGTTCGCCTCTGCTCGCCAACGTGTTCGCCGTCCTCACCCTGCTCGGCCTCGCCGCCACCCTCGCCGGCCTTGGATGGGTGTGGTGGAGCGCGCACGCGGGAGCGAAGCGGGCGGAGGTGCTCGACCTCGGAACCGGGACGGCGGGGGAGGCGACGCCGTGAGCGGGGCGCTCGACGCCCTCGGCGGTTTCTTCGGCTACGCCGTGCCGTGGTGGGCCTGGGTTCTCCCGGGCGCGCTCGCCGTGGCGCTGCTGCTGCGCCTGTTCGGTGTGCGGGCGGCGGGGATGGCCGCCGCCGTTCTCGCCCTCTTGCTCGTCACCCGCCGCGCCGCCCAGCGCGGCTATGACCGCGCCCTGAAGGAAGGAGAACGCGATGTCTCGAAGAGCCTTTCTGCCGCGCGGTCTGCGCGGGATGCTGCCGCTCGCCGCGACGGCGATGCTCGCCGGCTGCACGACGACGATGGGTTCCGGCGCGACTAGGGTCTATTGCGGCGCCGCCGCCCCCATCCGCTGGTCGCTCTCCGACACCGACGAGACCATCCGCCAGGCCAAGGCCGCCAACGCGGTGGGCCGGCGGCTGTGCGGCTGGCGGTGAGGGGGGACAGGGGCTTGGGCGCGCTCCCCCCAAAAAGCCCGCGCGGCGCTTGAGCGTGGCCACCAAAGAGCCCGCGCGGCGCTTGAGCGTGGCCCACTCGGCTCCGGTCGAACAGACCGGGGCCGATCGCTCAAGTCTCGCCTGCGGCGCCCCGTCATCGCTGACAGGCGCGCATGGCTCTGTCATTCTTGGCCTCTCTCGCTTAAGGAGGATCAGGCGAAGGCGGAGGGGCACCGTGCGCTTGTTGGTGATCGAGGACGATCCCGAGCTGAACCGGCAGCTCGTCGAGGCGCTCGGCGACGCGGGCTATGCCGTCGATCGCGCCTATGACGGCCTTGAAGGCCAGTTCCTCGGCGAGACCGAGCCTTACGACGCCATTGTGCTCGACATCGGCCTGCCCAAGCTGGACGGCATCTCGGTGCTGGAAAGCTGGCGACGGGCGGGCAAGACCACCCCCGTTCTCATCCTCACCGCCCGCGACCGCTGGAGCGACAAGGTGCAGGGCTTCGACGCCGGCGCCGACGATTATGTCGCCAAGCCCTTCCACATGGAGGAGGTGCTGGCCCGCCTGCGCGCGCTGCTGCGCCGCGCCACCGGGCACGCCTCCAGCGAGATGTCCTGCGGTGCGGTGCGGCTCGACACCCGCTCCGGCCGCGTGACGGTGGACGGCAATCCGGTCAAGCTCACGTCTCACGAATATCGCCTGCTCTCCTACCTCATGCACCATGCGGGGCGGGTGGTGTCGCGCGGGGAGCTGGTCGAGCATCTGTACGACCAGGATTTCGACCGCGATTCCAACACCATCGAGGTGTTCGTCGGGCGCCTGCGCAAGAAGCTGGACTGCGACGTGATCCAGACCGTGCGCGGCCTCGGCTATCTGCTCGCCGCACCCGAGGAGCCGCGCTGA